GGGTATCATGTTAACATGTTTGTTGATATGTTATTCTCACGATATATATATGCAAGGAGATCGCGTCAAGGTGTCCCCCAGTTTCATTTTCGCAGTGCGTTGATGGATCTGTCGTTGCCACATGTCAAACCAGATTCAAGGAATCCCCATGGTGATGATGCCGCTATGCGCACCACCGCTTCGGATTTCTGTAGACGGTTTGCATCATACGTCGGTCGCGTTCCATTCTTCTACCAGATGAGTGCTGCTGACCAGCGTAAGGGCAACGCAGGGTCACGCTCCTACTATTGGGCCAAGGATTTCACTTCCGAGGCTAGTATGGAGATGCCTGGTGAGGGAAATCTTGTCGTCATGATCGATGTAGATTATTACATTGACATGAACGCATTTCTCAGTTCACATTTCCTGCCCGTGCTAATTTACACCTTCCAACCGGAAGCCGTTAGTGACGAGCATCATTATCAATCTTCATTTGCGTTTAACCACGACAATGAAGTAATGGTGTCCGTCAGTGGGTCTGCGCAATATCAACATCGTGTTTGGTCATATCAGACTGACTCCATTATGGTAACGTTCAGCTTTTTCGGAATTCGTCTCATCACATCTACGTATCTTATTGACCGTAGATCGATAGGAAGGCATCGCGAGATAGTCTTACTTACTCCTCTGGAGCGGTGGTTTTGGCCTGAAGCACCGTTGATACCTTGGATTGTGAATACTGGACCGCTATCATACTATAAAGTCAATGATGGTGAGTTCAATGTTCTTCAGGTAAAGCGCGAAGATGGCATGTTCGTCTCAATAGGACGTCCTGCTTCGTATAACTCAATAGCTATACCGTCTCGCCTTCACGATGGGTTCATGGACATGAGCATAAGTAAATATGGTCTCCAAGTGGCTACAATAGCCAAACAGATAATGCCATATCTGTCCGGAGATAATATTCATCTTGATGCGAATACCCATGGAGCTATGCTTAAGAACTATTTCTCAACCAAAGTTGTTAGACCTATGCTTACCGTCTTTCCTGTCACTCATGCAGTTAAGCGTTATCGATATAACGATACTTCACCAATTGAGGACAAGAAGACGGCTGTCGTAGCCTTCATGAGCCCCCTGGTTGACGGTGCGTTCTCTCCTGACATCTCTGTCGGCAATGCCGAGCGAGCTGTCGCGAAACGCATTGTTGAACTGGGAGCTGATGTCAAGATGACCAGGTTTATCAGTAATTGCATTGATGAATTTCTTGCTATACTGATTCCCACGCCCCACGTGGGCCACCCGGTAGACATTACGGAAGTTTTCGACCGACAAAGCCGGCCTTCTCAGAGGGTGCTTCTTAATCTTGCTGATTATGATGTTGCCAAGCGTATCGTCACGTCTTTCATCAAGTCCGAGGCGTATAGTGGCGTTAAGGATCCACGCGTTATATCACCCGTCAATGCGGTTGATAAACGTGATTGGTCAATGTTTACATACTCTTTTGCAGACTTTCTGAAGACTGAGCAGTGGTATGCGTTTGGTCGTCCACCAGTGGAAATAGCCAGTCTAGTAGCTTCTGTGTGCAGCCAAGCATGCCACAGTGTTACGAAGACGGATTATAGCAGGTGGGACGGATGGTACGGTGATATACTTAGGGAATTTCACCGTCGTATGTACCTCCGTTACTTCTCCATCATATGGCATTCAATTGTTATGGATCTATTTGATTCTGGATTTGATATGCCTGGAAATTTGATGGGAGTTCGCTATAACACTGAAAGCAAGATAAACTCGGGCAAGGCAAACACCTCCATTGACGGTTCCACTGGCAATAAGTTTATTGCCTATCTGGCACACAGGATGTCCAAGGTTAACGGACGGTTCAAAACGCCTTTTGAAGCGTATTACAGTCCGGGAATCTATGGGGGTGACGATGGGTTGACTGCCGACATTGATCCTGAGATATATCTCAAGGCATCACGTTCGGTCGGAACAAGGCTCAAGGCCGAACCAGTCCTACGGGGTAGTTTCGGAATTGAGTTTCTGAGCCGTATGTATGGTCCTGATATTTGGACCGGTGATCCTGTTTCATGTTGCGATATCGTTCGACAACTGAGCAAGCTCCATACGACCGTCAACCTGCCGGATAATGTGACACCTGAGGCAAAACTTTATACTAAAGTTTTGTCCTACCTTCCGTCCGATAAGAATACTCCTGTTATGGGCACATATTGTGAGAAAGCATTTTTCTTGTTCCGCAAGAAATATGACTTGCAATATCGCACCAAGTTGCAACACCAGGCTTGGGATTCTAGACGTTATTGGGATTTCTTTAACTTTGATGTCCAGTATCCAAATGAGCCTCGGGATTGGATTGACGAGTATGTTATTGCGGCCCTCACGGAGCACTGTGGCTTTGATTTTGAGGGTTGGATGGAATGGATGGAGGCCGTCAAGGATATTGACGACCTCCTTAAATCCCCATGCTTTGGTGAAATCATCCCTTCAATTACTGAAGAGGTGATCATCAATGAAGAGTTGCATGGGGTCGCTCCTGGTAAGCGTTCAGAGGATAAGAAATCCTCTGACTCTAAGCGCAAGACGTCCATTAAGCGCGGAGAGCGCGGACACCAGAAGCGAGACGCTAAGCGTCGTAACTAGTCCTATCATGTTGGCCATTACGGGCGCATGGCCAACTAATTACTTTAAGTATGTCTAAGGTTAATAACCGCTCTAAGAACACGAATCAGACAGTCCAGGACAATGCCCGACGGCTCAAGTTGCTCGAACGGGATCTCCAGAAAGCGCGAACGGAATCAAACCGCGGTGCTTCGGAGACCCGACCGAACGCTCGAGCCTTCCCAAAAGCGCAGAGGGATCTCCAAGTCTCCTCAGCAGCCAATCAGGTCTTGCAACTTGTTGCGGCTCGTGCACACCCCTTCGAGCATGGCGAAGGTGTCCGTTATCCGGACATTGACTCTCGCGCGACATCCACCTTCACCGTGAGGCAGCGTTATTCATATGACGTTCCCGCAAGTGGTGATTTTGGTTTCGTTGTCCGTGATCATCCCTACGCCATGTTTTCAGCGACTGATTACCTCGTTGCGAATGGGAATTTGCACAGCTTTTGGGATGGGTCGTTGGGAGTCCCAGCGACTGCACTCTGGCCCCCCCAAGGTGTTAGTACTATGTCATGGCAGGCTGCATGGGCCAGCCATGCTATGCAGTGCTTTGATGGATGTGCATCCGCATCCTCAATTCTTTCTGCATACTCGGCAATCCGCGTGGTTTCAATGGGCCTTCGTATCATTTACGAGGGTGCCGTGTTAGATACCAAGGGATCGTTGAGCATAGCTAACTTGCCGTCCACCCAAGCGCTTCCTGTTTTCACTATCAAGAGTGATGGGACTTCATACCCAGCAGGAACCAACACGTTTGATTCACTCGGAAATCCTGGGACGTTGAGAATTTCGCCGACTGCACTCGCGACTGGACAAGAGTCCCGTGTTTGCGGACCAGCCGATCTTCTCAAGGGAATCGAGATCATTCCGGAATATTATGGAGGTGATGAGGATGAGTGGCTTCCAACGAGGCCAACCAACTTCGCCCTTGGTGTTTCCGGATCTGAATATCGTGTCCTTGGAACCTACGGTGCCCCTCCGACTTGTGCACAAGCAGCGCAGACGCAGGCGCTTATGATCGCCACATCGGGAGCACCTAATGGTTCCTGGGTTCCCTTACAGTCACAGTTCATCTTCCCGTTCGGCAAGACTACGATTGTGGGGGCGGGTGAGGGTTTTGACCCTTCTGCCACTTTGACCTTCGATGTTATCGTACATTATGAGGGTGTTCCCATGCGTTCATCATTCGTTCCGGGTGGTGCGCTTGAGAACAAGTTGGCATCTCAGGCTGTAGCAGCCGCTGCCAACCATATTGTGCATCATATCGAACACGTGTCCACTATCCCAGAGAAAGCAGCAAAGAAAAGCAGCGTTCTGGGAAAGGTTATGCAACTTGCACCGAAGATTCTTGGTGCTATCAATGGAGTTCGTACGGCTATGCCGTATATTGAACAGGGTCTCGCTCAGATTGGAGGCCTTACCGGCTCTGATGCTCTGATTGGAGCGTCAGGTGCCGTTTCTAGTGGTAGTGAGATCTTTGATGCTCTCGGTGCACTTGCATTACTGTAAGCGTACTTAATTTCTAGTCAGCATTGAACACCCCCTTTGCTGGCAGCCCAAGGCAGATGTAGTGTAGCCAACTACATCCTATGCGGGGAAGGCGCGTATTCTTAGTGAGGTTTTACGCGTGGCCGAATATCACTTTCTCTGGTACTGCAGATACCGGATTATGCATGTATTGTTATACATGCC